AATGTCACCAAGTATTGCTCTGTTTATATCTCTAACAACATCTACTAACCCTTCAAAGTCTGGTATACCTTTAAACTTAGGTGGTATTACCCCAGTAGATAAAGCAACCATAAGATTTTTATGTAACTCTAAAGATGCTTCTGTTAAATCAGCTCCAAATCTTTTTTCTTCTTCGGTGTTTGTTTGTTTCCTACCAAAGTAAGATGACATGTATGAAGTTGCATCTTCTCCAAAGTATACTTCTTTTAACCCCTTTTCAGATAAATACTCAATAAGAGGTATTTGGTTTTGTTGAACTACCATTTCTACTTTCTTAGTAATAGAAACACCACGTGTAACATCTTTTCTTAATGTACCATCTAAAAGAGTTTTTATTTGGTCTAATTGAGTAGTTTTCTTTTTACCAGTAGAACGTGCAAGATTCTTAATTGAAGCTTTAGCAAGATCATCATGCACAAAACGAGTTAACATAGATAAATCTTCTTCTGCAAAGTATTGTGCTATCTTACCCATTTTTACAGATTTTGGTGCTGTAGGGTCTGCCATTATATAAGCAACACGGTACATAGTTTCTTCTGCTAATCCTAACTCTCTTAACTCACTAAGAATCTTAGCTTTTTCACTAAGATCAATTTGTGAACTACCCACTAGTTTTAATATAGCTCTTAACCTTGACTTACCAGCTTGTAAGTTTGTAAGTATTGTTTCATACTTACGAGCAAGGTCAGGATATCCTGCTGCTCCTAAAATTTCTGCTACATTGTTTATATGCTCTCTACGAGCTTGAGTTTTAACAACTCCTTTAGGAACTGTAAGTAATGTATTTACAAGTTCTTCATCTCCTAACATTTGGTTTAAATTGTCCAATAAAAACTTAGAAGAGTCCGCATTATACCTATCTTGAGTTTTAATACGATCCTTAAAAATTGGATTCTCGTATGAAGGTATTTTAGCAAGGTATTGTGATATATCACCTTTTGTATCTTTTAACATCTCATAAGCATCAAATGGACCATCTCCAAATGCTTCTCTTTGATAAGGAATACTTGCTTCAAAGTCATCTGTAACACGTTGAACTCTAGCATCTGCTAAGGCTTTATTATACATACCTTCAAACATGTTTACGGTTGTATATTTCTCACGAATATCAGCTAGTATAGAACCAAACTTAGCAGCAAGGTCTACAGCTTTAGGATCATCTAACTTCTTTAAAAATTTTGCACCAAAGTCAACAAACCCTAAGTACCCAGCTAAGTCATTAACCATTCTTTGAGAGTACTCTGCAAAACTATTGTACAGTTCGATATCTGATTTTTTTAAAGCATCCCAAAATTCTTGTCGAGTCATTGCAAACTCTAAGAAATGAGAAGCCATTTCCATATCTTGCGTTAAAACACCATAGCCTTTTGCTTTAGTGTACTCGGCAATAGTAGCGTATATAGATTTATCACTTCTAATAAGATCTATTAGTTGTTTATACTCATCAGGAGCAAAATAAGAAAGCTGGTGTATATACTCGTGAGACATAACATAAAATTTTGCTGCTCTGTGTGATGCAGGTCCTTTTATGTTAAACAACTCAGCATACACTTGAGCATCAGCTAATGTCATATTACCAAAATCATCAAAATCTACTTTTCCTAAAAAACTCTGAGGACTTAATGTAAACCTTACATGGTCTTCAATAGATGCACTAATCTCATGCTTAGGTTTAGGTAAAGCTGATTCACCGCCTAAGAAAATATCGTTAATAGCATCTCTTGCCAATTCAGTAATTTCTTCTTGATTAGCAAATATAGAATCATCTGCTTTTCGTAAAGCTGCGTAGTCTGCTTTAAGTTTAGCATTTTCTGTTTCTACTGCTTTTTTAAATTCTTTATTCCATATCTTAACTTGTTTCTTATCCTGTAACGCCTTTGCAACATACGGAAAAAAAGCAAAAGGATCGTCAACATTTACACCCTTTTGAATAGCTGATGCTGTAATTATATCATTTAGTACAGGATGTAAGTTTATTTCACCATCTTCTGTAAATAAGTCATCAAAATTTTTATCTTTTATATCGTCACCGTAATTTTCGTCAATAAAATTATTTGAAACTTTACCGTCCGGAAAATAAAAATTAGCACTTGGTCCGTCAAATCCTGCAAAAGGATCATTATCTACCTTAACGTTAATTTCACGCCATCTAGATATTATAAGATTTCCATTACCATGTGCTTCTGTATGTAAACTATAAACATTTTTAGGAGCTCTTGAATGAACTGCCATATTATAAGACTGTGCTTGAGATCCTTCAGTATGTAACCCAAAACCTTCTTCTAACACAAAACCATCAGGTCCAGTTCTTGGTTGTCTTGAGTCTGAAGCTCTTCGTATAAATATATTAGCATTAGCTTTTAACCATTCGATATCCGCATCTTTTAACTTTGAGATATCGCCAGTCATTATAGCTTCAGATATACGATTCACTCTTCTATTATACTCTGTAAAAGATTTTCTAATCTTTCGGTTACCTTGAGCTATTTCAGCTAAGTAATCATCTGCTAATTTTCTTGCTACTACACTCAATTGAGCTTGTACTTGTTGCAAATGTAAAACAGCGTTTACATCTCTTATGTCATCAAAAGTTAAATCTTTTTCTTTAACTTTTCCTTGAGCAATTTCTTTAAGTCTAGGATTCTCATCAATAAGTTTTTTAACTTGTGCATTAGCTGCATCATAAGCAGAATCTAAGTAATCTTTAATAGGTTTACCATCAATACTAGTAATAGTTGGACGTCCTTGTGCATCAGTTCCTACAGTGACTCTGCCGGCATTGTACGCATCTGCTGCACCTTCCATCGTTTTAATGTATGCATCATTCTTAGCATACATACGCTTAGTATTTAGAGCTCTATTATACATACCGTAACCTCTAAACCCAGCAAATACTCCTGAAAATACAGGGTTAAGTGCTAAAGACATACCTGCATAGTCTACGCCATAATGGTCTTGCATATCTAAACGCATGGCTCCATAAGGTGCTTCTGCTAAAGTGTTCACTGCAAGTAAGCTTTTAAAAGTCTGAGAAGCAGCCAATGTACCAGCTGCTGCTGGAGCTACTTTATTACTAGCTACTAGCAACCTTAATTTATCTAACTTAGCAACAGGTAACCCAAAAGCTAAAGGGTCAGCAAGTCCACCTGATAAAGTTCCAGTAAACTCTGTTAACCATCTGTTTGAACCAGTAGCTTGGTCTTGCAACTGACGATCACGTAACCGTGTACCAATCTGATAGTCAACTTGACTAGCTGTTTGTTTTCTGTATTCAATACCTAAAGACTCTGCGCCAGTAGCCTCAAAGTCTTCTCTACTCATAGGCTCTTCAAGCAACCCTTTACCTTTGTAGTTTAACCAACGTGAAAGCTGACCAGTAAGGTTACTACGTACACCTAATTCAAAACTATTCTGTAAGTTTTCTAACCTACCGTGATCAGTAGTACTGTAACCATTTCTTCCGGCTACTTGAAATATAGTTGGGTCTTGTACAAGACTATCTGTTGTTTTAGTGCTTAAGCTCATTATTATTGGCTATCAAAATACTCTTCTTTGATGTCCATACCTCTAGTTTGTTGGAACGGACCTTTACGTAGACCTCTAGATTTTTGCATACCTACGTCAAAAAAGTCTTCCTCGGAAACATAGCCTTTATCTTCTAAAATATCTAAAACTCTATCCATAAACTCATTAGGTTGAGTAAACGGCCATCTCCAGTCAAATGGATCATTCTCACCTGCCATCATTTCTGATGTTAAATCAACTAATTCATCAACTGTTATAGGATCTTTATTTTCAAGTTTTGTAAACACTGCGTTATCTATTGCATGTACTGTAGGTACTTTAACAATTTCTCCGTTTTTATAAACATACTCTGTTCCACCTATCATACTAATATCTTGACCAGACGGAGTTTTGTTTTTCATCATACCTCTTAAAAACCCTCTAAACCCTTTTCTAGTAAACTGGTTAGTGTTTTTGTTATATAAGGTATTATCGTTCATATCAAACTCAAAACCAGTTTTTTCTATAAAATCTCTAATACCTAAGTTATCATTACCAACTAAATATGTTGCAAGAGTAAACATAGAATAAGCGTGTGCATATTCTTGTTTTTTACCTAAAGCCATACTGTCACGATCAAACAAACCTCTGTACAACTCTCCAAAACCACTCCACTGTTTGTTACCTAAATCTTGTATAACAAATTCATCAAACTCGTGAGGTAGTACTGCGTTATATTCGTTACCACCAAAAGTATCAATTGGTACTAATTGTTCTGGCTTTAGTCGTTCTCTTTCAAACGTTGCAATAGACTTAACAGCTTCATCTCTATTACCTTTTTTATTGGTACTAATATAATTATAAAGCTGTCCTTTTAACAAGTTTCTGTAATATTCAGCCATTACAGGTTTATTAAGTCTTACATACAAATCAATGTTATTAGCAAGAGCTAACTGTCTTTTAGACTTCATACCTTCACCACCAAAGAAACCACCGTCAGATTGATAAGTTCTTTGATGATTCATAATATCAGAAAACTCTTTGTCAGTTTTTTTCTTAAAAGGATCTTCGTCATCTGCTGCCATATAATTAGCAACACCAGTATGTAACGCAGCTATAGTTGAATCTAAATCTAAATTTGGGTTTTCAATAAGAGATGGTAATATAGCATTTAACGTATAGTATGTGTTTAAGATACCATCGGTTAGATTAGGATTACTAGGCTTCATAATAGCAGTAGCAATATTATTGCGTAAAGCTACTAAATTACCAGGGTTATTAGCTATCACACTCTTAATAGATGTTTTTGCTACATCAGGATCATCATCGAGCTCAAACCCACCATTAGGTACACTAATGTTTGCAAGCATTGTAGGCATGTTCGGTCTATTGTAGAAAAAGTCATTGTTTATATACTTCTCTTGGAATATAAGATTAGCTTCAGCAGGTTTACCAGCAAGTAATGCTTCTCTAATATCGTGGTCAAGTTCAGCCATAGCAGTAGCAACATCACCAGAAGACATAAGATTATCTATCTTATCAACACGTGCTTTAACATGATTAGCTAATTGTGTTCTACCAGCTTTAGATAAACCAGCTATATTATACTTAAGAATTGGCTTGTCTTCTCCGTCTACTTTAACTGTAGTTCCTACTGCCCAAAACTGATCTGCAGAAACTCTGTTTTCAGGTTTTGTAGCTACTATTGCTTTTGTAATCTCAATAAAATCACTGTCCACTAAAGAACCATCTTCTGCTGTGTCAGGAGTTACAAAATCTTCGTATATTAGTGCATCGGCAAATTTTATTTGATCAGCCTCAGATAAATAAGGTCTAAGGTCTGGATAAGTACCTTTAGACGGATCGTTAGGATCAATTAAGGCATCACCACTAATTCTTCGTATTACCTGCTCAACAGGTAAAACATCAAGACTAGTAAAGTTTTGATTATCTGCGTTAAACAGCGTAGTCATAGCAGCACCCAAAACTTCCATTTGTACTCCTGCTTGTGCCTCAAAAATTGCTTTTTGGTTTGCTTGTATAGCTTTAAGTCTGTCCTCAACATACGTTTGTAGGTTTTCTAAATGATTAGGAACCTTATTAAATAAAGGATAGTTTGCTGAACGTTCTTGATACTTTTCTGCTATACTCTGAACTTCTTCAGGGGTAATAGCATTTGCTAAAGCACGTTCTGCAGAACGATCAAACTTAGCTAGTTGACCTTTTACATAGTTTTCACCGTTTTTATTATCAGGGCTGTCTATAGCATTAAAAAAATCTAAGTCATCTTTAGCATTTAAAGTTGTATCTAACCAAGCAAGGTTTTCTGTTAAAGGTATGTAACCATCAACACCGTAACGCTGATTTAAATTAGTCCACCCAGCTTCTGATGTAGTGTTTTTATCATCTACTAATCTAAGATTAACATACATATCTCTCTTAGCATTTAAAGATCTGTTTGTTGCATCCCAATTTACAATAGCATTTGCTTGGTAGTTATTAACAATATTTTTTGATGTAACTTCAGCACCAGGATTCTCAGGTAAGAACATATACTTACCATCTTCATCCTTCATATTAGGATCGAACTTTTTAAGTTGATTAAAACTTTCTTGTGCAACGTTAATTTCGTCTACGTTACCACCTTTCATTGCTTTTTCTAAAACATCTTTACGAGCACCTAACTCTATCTGCCAATTAGCAAAACTAGTTCTACCTAATTGATTCTGTGATGAATTGTATTGTTTGTTTTGAAACTCTACAATCTTACTAACACTACCTGCAATGTCGCTTAAGCCTTTAGCAGCAGTTTGCCCAAAGTCTTGAGGTGTTTGATATACGCCTGCTTGGTATCTAGCAGCTTCTGGAGTTTTATGATTAAGTTTTATCATGTTGTTGGTGCTAGTGAAAAGAATTTAGATTTAAAAGTATTTGGATTAGCTTCACGGTATGCTGACATCTTTTCACTGCCGCCTAATCCCATATAAGTTGTACCCATACTTGCAACATTAGTAAGTAAATTAACATTTGCTGCGTTCTTTGTTGCAATAGCTTGATTCTCAAGGTTAATAGCTTTAGACTCATATGCACCAAGAACATACTCTCTTTGTATAGCAGCATTTTTAAATGATACGTCTCTTTTACGCACATACTCTTCTCCAGTTTTAAAGAATTGGTATGAGTTTTGTGAAGCGTCAAAGTCAAAAGAAGTTAATGCATCAGCTTGTAACTGAATCTGATTTGTAAGAAGATTATGGTAAGACTGTCCTTTATCTATTGTTAAGTAATTCTTAGCATTCTCTCTTCTAAGCTTATCTTCAAGTTCATCTCTTTTCTTAGCGTCAATACTAGCTTGAATCTTTTTGTTAAGATTGTTAACAGCAAGCTCTGCACTAAGTTGCTCAGTTTCTGCTAATCTTTTATTGTACTCTTCAGTAGCTTTAATTTCGCCTTCTTGACGAGTAAACTCGGCTTGCTGTTCGTATGCTTTAGCGTTGTTGTTAGCACTGATGTACCCAACAGCTGTTGATACGGCTTGTAATGCTATGACTGCTATTTCCATTAGTTTAGATCAGATTTGGTTATTAGTGACGCTATCGTCATTGGGTAGGGCTTAGTTTGTTTAAAAGTTGGTAAGTTGTCAACACCGAACAAAGAACCTGATACTGGTTTCTCTTTATCAAAACCTGTGTACAAAGCAGAAGTACCGTACTTTGTTTTATCTGTTCTAACATCTGTTTCTGTCATAGCATCTCCAATACCAACAGAGTAAGATAAAGTGTTTATTAAAAATGGCTTTACAGAAACTACTCTTTGTGTTTCAGCACCGTACGCAGGTTTGTTCTGCCCATCCCAAGTAGGGAACATCGGTTGAAGCTCTCCAGTGTACGCCAACCCTGCAGTAACAGAATCATCAAGTGGACTAACTGTTAAACCATAAGGAGTGCCGTCTGGTGAAATAGTAAATCGTCCTTTATACACACCATCAACTGTAACATCAACTTTTTCGTATTGACTAAATCTACTGCTGAAATCCTTACTAGGAGCTACTCCTAATCCTGCTGAGTTTGTTACATAACTATCTAAATAAGTGTGATGATGGTCAGCTGAGAAACCTGCTGTGTTTTCTGTTTCTGCTTCATTAAACACTTCTGTATACACGTTTGAACCTCTTTTAATTATTATAAACAATGAATCTGGTTTATCAGCTGATCCTTTTCTTATTACAGATATATCTTTTACAAAGTGATTTTTAGTAAATCCCTCATCTATATGAGAATTAAAGTCCATTTTACTCCAAGCATAAAACTCTTCTTGTCTATGATAAACCAAACAATATAACTCACCGTTTTTAGTTAAAACCCAAATACGTGGTTGTGGACTATGCTGAAACGCTATTTTCTTAATACTGTTTGAAGTAAACGTAGGGTATATTAGTTTTGATATATCGTTAGATGCAGAGTTTTGTATGTTAATATCATACTTATACTCTAACAATCTACCACCTGATTGATCAGGATAGAATATAGACGAACCAACAGATATAGCTTGTGCGTTACAAGGTTCTTCTTGTGTTAACTCAATGCGTATTGTTTTAGGGCTAACACCATACAAATACTGGTTAGGTACAACTCTGTATATACCACCAGATGTGCCTATAACTAAATCTTTTAACGAATCTAACCAAGTAACCGCAGCTGTCTGATTAGATAAGGAATATGTAATGCCATCTGTATCTAAAACTTCTTTATCATCTTGAGTTGGTTGGAATGATGCTTCATCAGTTGCTCTAGTAAAAAACATTAAGTTTGGATTTTTAAACGTACCACCAAAAACACGTCTTTGTTCAAACTTAGTAACTGTTCTTGGATAATTACCGGCGTACCAAGCTCCAAAACTAACGCTTAATAAGTCACCACCATTTTCAATATCTAAAGTTCTTTTGTCTCTAGGAATTGCATTACTAAGCTCAAGGATAAGTTTAGTAGGTGATACATATCTAACACCTTTACCAAAAACATTACCTGTTACAAGTTCTAATTGATATTGTCTACCTACATCTGTAGAACTAAAAATATTACCTGTAGCAATTAATTGGACATCGTTAGCAATAACATCAATAGTGACTGTAGCCGTAGCACTAGGCACCATAAGAGTACCATCTGTATTACTTGCTGTATACTCTTCTACAATTACAGGTTCACAATCTACAACATCAAACTGTTTTTGTGTAGAAAGATTACCAATAGTATAATCACCTGTAGGAAGTGTAAGCGAAGCAGCATCTGTGCTTAATCCATTTACAAATGTGTAAGTTCTATTACCTGTGTCAGTTACAACAGCTGTTGTTGTTCCTATTGTACCAGTACTACTAGGACCTACTTGATATAAAGTGCCGCTATTTTCTGTAATAGAGTTAAATATCTTGTATACACTACCAGCAGTGTACTGAGTATTATCATAAGCACCTCTAATAAAATTAATTGGATGATCTTCTGTGCCACGATGTTCTTTTATTTGAACCCAACGTTTAGTTGTTCTATTCTGACCAACTATTATATCCTTAGCTCTTCTTGTATCATCAACTAAAACCCATGAGCCTACAAGTCCTTGGTTAAACACTGTAGTGTCTGACCTAAGATGTATACTGTTATCAGGCACACCATCTTTTGCTAAAAGAGCTATATCAGCTGCACTAGATGTTTCTAAGTTATCTAATAAAAATAGTCTAGCCTCAGGATCTTCTATATCAACTGTAGAAGATACAGGTGAAACATATATAACTTTGTTATCTGGATCAGCTAATGTGTAGTTTGATGATGTAGCTGCAATAACTACTTTACCTAAATACTGCTCGCCGTTTAACTCATACTGAACATAATAACGTGTTGCAACAACTTTTCTATCAACTGCAATATCAGTAGTAGTTCTAGCACCGTACCCAGAAACAACAAATGTAACTGTAGTACTAGTTACTGCAGTTAATGTATGGGTAGTATTTAGTTGTGCATTACTTGACCCTGTTATAGATATCTGATCTCCTACAAGTAGTCCATGTCCAGTTGGTAAAGTTAAAACAATGTCATCTTGTGCATCATCTACATCAGTAGTGTGTGCAACTGTAAGATCAGCTGACGCTGTAACAATAGGAGCGTATGTGTTTTCCGTAGACGTTAATTTAATATATGATTCATTGTTAGTTATCTTAAAAGTCTCATTGCCATTATACGGTTCTAATAAAGGTTCAACTGTAAAACTTAATTCTTGAAACACCCAAGAGTTAGCATCTTCGATTTCTATGTTACCAAACAAAGGGTCTTCTGCAGTTGTACCATCACCTGAAAATAAGTCATCTCCATTTTGAGAAGTAAGTCTATACGCTATTAAAGAAGTAGTAGGATATAATAGTCTTGGTGTGTACAATGGATGACATATATACAACTCATCTGTTTCTGAGCTAAATCTTAAATTGTCTAATTGGGAAGCAGGATATGGAGAAGCTATGTCGCTCCCTTTTTTTACACCGTTTTCATCGTATATCTTTATCTTCTGTTCACTAAACACTACACGGAATTCATTATCTGTGCTAAGTGTTACTGTGGTAGATACCGATTTTTCTTCATTAACATCAGTTAACTTATTAAGATATTTAAATCCTTTACGATAATCAGCAGGACCTTGAACAGTAGGTAAGAAATTTGTAAATTTTCTAGATGAGTTTGCTACACGATCTATATCAGTACGTCCTAATATATAATCGCTTACTAATCCACCTGCAAAATTAGTCTGTACATTACTATACCTCGCCATATCGTCTTACTGCATTAATAAAAGAAGAATTAGAATCTGTTATATATTGTTGTGCTGGCGATGACCTACCTTCCATAACTCGTGCTCTTCGTAATGCTAAAGTATATCTTTGATACAACAAGTCAGCTCTTTGCTCAGAACCAGATAATTCAATAGCCATATTAGAAGCCATCAAATAAGAAACTACGTTAGCTAAGTGTGGAGGCATTTCTTGAGCATGATTTCCTTGTACACCTCCAATCGATGCTGCATCTGACTGTGGTATGAAGGAATAATATACTTGCACGTTATCCTCTGTTGTAAATAAATAAGGTACATCTTCATATGGATTACCATCATCAGCTGTACTGTTGTCTAAAACCCAATCTAAACGTACAGAACCATCCTCGTTAGTTACATCTATAATAGTTACATAACGTAAATTAAAAGAGGGTCCTGCAAAACCTAGACTAACTCTATGCGACCATTTATCTGAAGGTTTTCGAGCAGTTGATAATGTTGATGTAGCTACTACATTCGGTGATCCTGACCTAAGAATGCGTCTTGTGTTATATTGGAATATATTGTTCGAAAATATTTCAGAAATTGCTTGATTAAAAGCACGGCTTGCAATTTCATATGTCGTACTAGTTGTATCGTCTGATTCTAAATGATAACTACCTACTAAACGTAAGGCATTATTCATTATTTGTAATCTATTATGGGTTATTGACATTATAAAAGGGAGTACCCCCTTGCATTGAGCAAGGAGGTAACTCGATTAAGATTATTACTCAGCGCAACGGATCTCACCAGAAACTTCACCCCACATACGAGATGCTTCAGCACAAAGCTTGAAGTATACGTAAGGAATGTTTTTCTTAGCAGGAACTCTCCATACATCTCCCTTAAGAGCTGTACCGATAGAAAGCTTAAGAGCTTTAGGAGTTGCAATGATAACACGACGTGCACCAGCATCATCTTGTGGAAGACGCTCAGTTTGGATGAAACGGAATCCTAAGAAGGATGTAACGTTACCATCTACTAATGATTTGCGAACTGCGTAATCTGAGTTAACAACTTCAGTGATCCCTAATAGATCATCGATTTGTTTAGCAGAAACGAAACAGTTAACAACTTCGTCTTGGTCGATAGCTTGTAGGCGTAACATTGTAGTACGTGCAGCACGTAACTTAGCAAGTGTTAAACCAGATGCAGCTGATGTACCAGAATCAACATAGTTAGAACCGATTGTGAATCCTTCTTTATTAGCACCTGCAACAACAGAGAATTTACCTGCTGTAGTGATGCCTTCAGAAGAACCTTCTCCGACATAAATTAGGTCGTCATTAATATTACCAGTTCCTAATGCAAATTCTTTTACTGTGTCGCCTTTCTTACCAGAGTAAGCTTCACCAAAGAATTTTGTGATAATGATATCATCAATTTTACGTTTACCAGAAGCTAAAAGAGCTTGAGTGTAGGAATTCATAGGATCAGTAAGAACTCTTTTAAGATCTTTCTCATCTACGTATTTACCTAGCTCATAATCTTTCAGTCCGATACGACGTCTGTCATGAGTGATTTCTGAGTTTGGATTGTCCGCATAACGGCTTACGTCCTCAGACATATCTTCCGCAACACCGATGCGGTCAAAATACTGGAACTCTTCGTTTTGCGACTCTTGTTCGAAAAAAGGCTGAAGCTTAGATTCTGTTTGTTGGAATGCTTGCTCAAAACCTTCTTTGTACGCTTGTACATAAGCGTTATTAATTGTAATGCCACCTGCTAGATCACCTGCTCCATCAGCTGACATATACGCTGGATTTTCGTATGCCATAAGATTTTAATTAATTTATAATAGAAGTTAGAATTTGTAGTTTGTTTTCGTTGAGCTACCCTTTCGGACTCTTCTAGTTATAACGTCAACCAACGGCCTTCCTAAGCTGTTATTAGGACCTAAAAAAATAGGCTACCCCAACAGTATCGGAATAGCCTATAAATAGTAAATTGTCAAGCTGGATTAACCATCTGGATACAATTGTGTATACAAAGCAGTACGTTTATTAAGAATTTCTTGTCTTTTTGTACGATCTGCCATAGACATACCTGACGGATCACCCATAATTAACTGAGCATGTTGCTCGTCTAATTCTTGGATTGCAGTCTTAATACCGTGTACTGTGTCATTTGCAAAGCCACTTGCTGGATTGTTTGCAGTTGGTGGTAATACATCACGTGTAGAACTAGCAATTCTATGAAATAACTTTAAAACAGCTGGATGATTAGCTACTACTGGGTCTGACTCAACTAGTTCCTTAATTTCAGGAATCTCCTGTGCCATTGCTTCGTAAGCTGCATTAGCTTGTTTTAAGTTGTTCTCATACTTTTCACCCCAATCCATTTGAATAGATTGACGGTTCTCTTTAATAGTATTGTCTACTTGTTCTTTGTTTGCGGCATCACCTTCTGCACCAATCTCTATATACTTTTGATATAGTTTATTAAACTGATGTTGTGATAAACCTAGATCTCCTGCAAACTGAACTATCTCATCTTCAGATTCATCGGATAACTGTGTTATACCTTCTGCATCTTCATACTGAGGAATTGAGTATGTGTCATCTTTAGGACGAACATTGTCATAGAACTTATTCCATTCTTCGTCTCCCCAATCTTCTTTGGGCTGTTCGATACGCTTAGTACCTAAAGCACTTTGCGCATTAACTAACTGACTAGCCATAGATTCAAGAGACTTTGTGTTTTTAATTGTCTCATTGCCTCGTAACTCTTCAGGTAGTGATTCAACTAATGAACCCCAACCGTTATCAGATGATGACTCTTGTGGTTCTGTTGTTGTCTCAGGGGTTGGATCAGATCCTAACACTCCTGGTGTTTCTACATTTTCTTCTTCTGTCATAAATTCTTCCCTTCTTCTTCTAATCTATCAATTAGTTTTTGAGGATCATCTTGGGCTAACAAAGTTAATAAACTCATAGCAAAACGTCTACGTCCTTCACATTCACGTAGCTTATTCGTATCTGAATGAAACACCGGTTTAGTTACGTGGCATTCACGCAATAACATCTTAAAGAATCTCACACCATGTGGAGTTTCTATAATATGGGTCAGGTCTTCTTTAAGTTGCCGTTTTTCAAGCAACTTTCGTAATGGATCTATGTTCATTAAATATTAAGCAACTGCCCCATACCTTCAGGATC